CTGAAAACGCATCCGCGACTTTCTTCGCATATGCAGCAACACGCTGCATGTCCTCTTCAGTGTCCCTGAACGGAACCGTTCTTGCGGCCTCTCCCCAGCCGAGGTACTTCTGCGCAGCATCCTTGAGACTAACGGTCAGTTTGCCAACGGATGGAGCCGCCAGATCTGCGCCTTCCTTCATAAGATCCAAGCCCTTCGCAGCTTCCTGGAGAGCCTTGAGATATTCGGTTGGCGTCCGCAACTTGTCTTCATCCAAGCCAGCAAACACGCTCGGGAGTTCCTTCCCGGCCCGCCGTAATGCATTCTCGAGCAGGCCGATGGCGGCGGCTTCCTCCTCGGTCGCCTTCTTTGAGGACTGAAGGTACTGATCGAGTTGCGCCAATTGTGCATTGAGTTGCTGAATAGTCGTAACCGCCTTATAGACGGCCCATGTCGCGATAGCGACCCCGAAGGCGATGGCGAGCGGTTGGAGCAAGGTCAGCGCGCCGCCCAAGCCCGCCGTACCCATGGCTACATTCAGAAGGCCCATGGTTTTGACCATTGAATTGGCTGTCGTCGACAGACCACCGAAGGCTACAAGCAACGGACCCGCCGCTGCCGCTGCCGCTCCGATCGCAATGACGACTTTCTGGACTAGCGGATCGAGATTCTTGAAACCCTGGGATAGACTCGCCAGCGCTCCCACCAGCGGCTTCATCTGGGTCATTAGGTCCGTGAGGATGTCGAGCAATGCGCGACCGAGCGGGCGGGTAGCTTCCTCTACTTGGTACTTGAGGAGTTTCCACTTGTCAGAGAAACTCAGGGTTTCCTCGGCGGTCTCATTGATGGTGGTGCGGCTAGCTTTGAGGGATTTTACCAGTTCATCGATGTTGAATCGGCCTTCGATGATCGCCCGTCCAAGATCGGCAGCGGCGCGCTTTCCGAATGCCTCAAAAGCAATAGCGAGCTGCTTCGATGCATCCCCGGCGTTCAGAATCCGCTCCTGGATTTGCTTGAGAGCTTCGACGGGATCTTTTCCAGCGGCGGCGAACTTGCCGAGCGCGAAGCGCAGCCCGGCCAGGACGGTTTCGAGATTAACCCCCTCCTTTTCCCACTTCCCCATCATGGCGGCGCCCTGCTCAAAGGTGAACCCAAGGGATCGCAGCGGCGCCCCGAATTGCACGAGGATTTGAGTCAGATTTGTGATGTTCGCGCCGGTCTTCTGAGTGATCCTGTAGAGGTAATCGAGCGCTCCCGCTTGCTCCTCCGTGGCGATAGACCAGTCCTCGAAAAGCCGGGTAGCCGCTGCCACCAGCGGTCCTACCTCGGAATGCGTGATCCGGGAGAGGTTCAAGAATTGCTCACTCAATTTCTCGAGCCTCTCGCCAGTCGCTCCCGTCCGCGCGGAAATCGCGCTCATGGCCGTAGCGATCGCTTGCTCTGATGCCGGGATCTTATTCTTGATCTCCTCCAGGATCTTGCCCATGTCCTGTAGCGCTTCGCCAGTTGCGCCGGTAGTCTGCTGTATGATCCGCATGGCCCCGCCGAAATCCCGCTCTGCTGAGATAGCGATAGCGCTCAGGGCGGCCAGGGGAGCCGTGACCGCCCCAGTCAGGAGTCCCCCGAATTTCATGATGCTGCCGCCCATCTGATCAACCTGGGATTCGAGCGTCTTGAATTTCCCGGAGGCGGCATCCAAGCCCGAGGTCAGCCCGCTACTATCCAGCCCAAGCTTGACGATCAATTCATCGAGAGTCATCGGCGAATCTTCCTTTGCCCGGCGGCGGCTTTGAAGCGCTGAAGCATGAGGAGCTTTTCATGCCGGTCCTTCTTGGGCGCAGCCTGCGGTTGCGGATTCCCAAAGAAATCCTCCCAGGTCCACACCTTTTGATCCTTGCTGGAGCGCTGGGCATTCATGACCATTGCGGCGACAGTCCCCGCGCGGATGTTCTTGATACGTTCTGCCTCGTGGTACTCTTCCACTAATGCGAAATACTCACGCGGCGTTACCTGCCAGAACAGATCCGGCGGCAGACCTAATCGAGCATTCCAGAAGGTCCAGAGTTTGAGCCAGTCCCAATCCGTGGCGGAATCTCCGTCAGATTGGGAACCGGAGGGCGGTCCTTCGGCCCCGGCATGGAGGCCCCGAACAACTTCAGGATGGCCCGCCCCATATCTTCGAGATTGGCAGGCACAAGGTCGATGAACTTGTCCTCCTTGAGTTCATCTTTATTCTGGAGCGCCTCGAACAGGATGGGCACCCCGGCATCGACTAAATCAGCCTGCAATAGGTCTGAAATGCCCTTAGCCTTGAAGCGCTCCTTGAGCCGCTTGAGGCCCCCCATGGAGAGCAGGAACTTGTATTCCTGCCCATCCAGGAGAGTCAGAAGCAAGGGTTCCGTGGGATGATTGAACGATTCCGCCATGTCGTTGCCTACGTGATCTGGGTCGCGCCCGGAGCGCCATCCTCGTACACATCCTCACCATCGAACTGGATGCTGTACTGAGTGGTCTGCTCGCCGTCTTTGGGCTGGGCCGGTTTGAAATCAGAAATGCGCCCCTGCCATTCGAACCCGACGAAGAGCGTGGCCGCATCATTGGTCGCTACCTCCGCGCGAAACCAAAGCAAGGTACGGCTCGCCTTATAGCCGCGCAGCAGCTTGTGCGTGGCATTGGACATGTCCTGGAGAACGGTGAAACTTTGGTCGGCGACATCATCCAGGCCGGGTTCGTACCGCCTCAGCCTACTGGTCCTGCTGTAGACGGTCTTCTCGACCCTGGCTGAGACTTTCTGGGGGATATTGAACTCGACCAGGTTGGGGATTGCGACGTAAGTGGTCGGCGAGGTCGCCGAAAATGCAAATGCAGACTCCATGCCAATCATGGGTACTACCTCCTATGTGAGAGTTGGAAACTAACTGAGAGACGTGAATACTTCGAATTCAACTGCAACGTGGTGAATCCCCGTGTCGGCTTCCATCGGCAGCGTATGTTCTGCTGTGATGAGGGCCGTTAGAGACCACCCCGAAATCGTGTGAGTGCCATCCAGCGCCGTGCAGACCGCATCCGCTACCGCTCTCGCGCTGGAGGCTGATGCTGCGAAGACTGACACCTGATAAGTCCATTGCCCTTTGCTTGACAGGCCGCCGTAGACATGGAGCGGCTCAAAGGTCACTGGGAAATGAATGATGTATGGAGAACTGAGATTACTCCACTCTCCGGGCGGCTTAATTTTGTCGGAGGAAACGAGCGCAGTGACACCTCCGGCTGCCGCAAGTAGGGCTTGGACTTTTTCATTGATAGTCACTGCTCTTATGGTTTCCCAAACCAGGAAGGCCATTCGATAACGGCCTTCCCGCCACCTGGTGCGCCTTGACAATGGCTCTGCAGAATGGCGCGGTACCCTGCCGCGATCTTCGGAACCATGGTGATTCGAGCGGCGGTGATAGCAGGGCGAAAGAATGGAGTTGCCGATCTCTTAGATGTCCCAATCTCGATCATGGTGGCTAGGGATTCCCCGATTAAGGTACCCTTTGGACGGCCCGATGTCGTTTCACCGCCGGCGAACCACTCGACATAGGCTTTAGCGTAAGGTTCCCAATGGCCGCGTTTACGAATGCCGACCAATGCAGTACTTCTGTGCTTCAGGCGCCCGAAACCGCCCGCCGGTTCTCTGTTATAAGTAAAGAGACTTGCCAAGATATCCGCTTTCCTGATCTTGCGACCACTCCGATCAGTGATAGTCGCCGGAGTTGGGATCGCCATGATTCTGGCGGCGATATCCATTTCCAGATCCTTGACGACCTTTCCGATCATAACCCGCACTTCCTGGCCCACCGTGGCATTCATGATGTCCTGAATTGCAACCTGAAGTTCTTTTAAACCCTCAAGTTTCGCCGCTTTCCCGCGTTCAAACCGAACTGGCATTACTCAGCCCACTCCCGGCAGTACATGAGCAACATTGCCCGCGTTCCGCCGGGATCTTGCACATCAAGGATCTCCAGGGTTCGATTGGCCGATCCATCCCACCAAACCAGCCGCATGGCATATTTAATGCCCGGAAAATGCTGGCAGATCACCTTGTACCGCGCCTCGGCCCAGATCTGCTGAACTCGCAATGCTTCATTGCCTTGGAGGGCCTGAAGGTTGAAGTACAGGTTGTAAACCAGCCCCCAGGTGTAGACATCCTCTCCGGACGCATTCTGCCCACTGACAACCTTCTGTTGAATCTGCCCCTGATGTCGGCAGAGGCCGGGGTTTAGGATCGAGCGTGATCCGTCAACTCTCAAAATCGCCTCGCTACCGTGCCCTGAGACAGCAATGCTGTAACCGCGTAGGGGTACTCTGAAATTGCTCCGGTACCCGTCTCGAAGGGCAGCCGCCCGTTGAACCAGTGTGAGATAAGCAACTTCATGCCGATCTTGATCCGATGACCGGCATCAGACCAGAAGATATCGGAGGCCGCGAGACCGGCAGTGAATTGGATCAGCACCGCCGAGGTCGGCCAAGCCGTGAATGAGGGCCAGGTCCCGCCGTACACCGGCTGAATCGTACCGGGCTGCTTTGAGGTATCTACGATGTAGTCGGTGTTCTCGGTCAGTGTTGTCCAAGTTCCCCCGCTGTCACGGTACTTCACGAGGTCCACTGTGGCGAGGTTCGGGCGAAGTTCGATAATAACCTCCGCGAAACTGTCAAGCGCCAAGTCACACTGTTTTTGAACCAGGTCCCGGCCCTGGAGGATCTCCGCCTGCTCACGCGCGCCAGAGATCAGGGCCTCCAGTAGTGCGGTGCGTTCGGCATCTACAGGGGAGAGGGAAACCAGGCCGAGGTAGTGCTCAACTTCCGCCACTGTTAGCGGTTCAGTGTAATTCTGCGGCGGACTTGTGACCGTCAGATTCAATGTGCCGGGCATGTCTCTACCTCCTTTCCCTCGATCAACCCGAACAGATTCAGGCCCGCGAACTTCTCCGGGCCATGCTCCGCATATAGTCTCCGGGCCTCTTCCGCCTGCCAGGGAGTCTCACCCGGATGAAGGTAGGGCAGAAGATGTTGATATGGCTCCCACCAGGACAGCGGCGCGTGCGTGCAGGCGATATTGGTCTCATTCACGGCTTGGTTGTACTGCCATTCGACCTCCGCGACCGGACGTTCCGGCCATCGGACTCGCTCGGTCATCTTGTAGTGAGCATGTTTGGCGACCAACCGGGGCCAGTCCGCAAATTCCAGGTGCATGACCCCGCCTCCCGAACCCCAGAAGCAGCCCCGTGTGGACTCAATGGGCGCCCGACAGTGGTGGTCATAGCCACCTTTTGCCATCCAGCAAAGTCTCGGGCCGTCCGCAAACGCGAGTACCAGATCCCGCCGGTTGCTCCAGATACTCTTGTCATCGCGGTATTGCTCAACGCCCCGCCACATAGCGAGCATGCGGGTCATGAGGTAGCGGCCAGGCGGGAGGTGACTGACGGCCTCACGGATGCCCGGCAGTAGATTCGCGGTCAGTACCTCGTCGGCATCCACGATGGCGATATGGGTGGCCTTGCGGTCGCGCGCCGCTTCCAGTAGTCGCTGGCGGTGCGCCATCTCGCGCCAGAGGGGATTGTCCTCCCGGAGGATGCCTACCCGCCCCGGATGCTCGGCGGCCACCTGGCACAGGATCTCGTCGGTCTTGTCGGCACAGCAGTGCTCCAGGATGATCAGTTCGTCGCACCACATGAGGGCGACGCGGGCGCTGAGGCCGATGATCCAACTCTCGTTCCGAGCGGGCATCGTGGCTACCAATTTCATGCAGCCTTCAGCCCCGCATTGCGGAACAGCATGTTCCCGTCCTCTGGCCATTCGATCACCAACTCCCAGCCCGGCAACAGGCCGGGCATCTCCGCACGCGTAGCCGCGCCCTCGTAGTACGCTTCCCGGTCGGCCTCGATCAGCAGCCAGGGGGTCCGCGTCAATGTGAGTTGACCGCCCGCGATCATGTCGCGCTCGGCTCCCTGGATGTCGCACCAGATCAGATCCACGCCATCGATGGCGTGCTGGATTGCCAGCAGATCGAGGGTAATGGCCGGGACTTCCACCGCAGCCGAGAATGTAATATCGGGCCATGTTTCCAGGTGCTTGGTAGGTCGGCGGATGCTGCTAGACCCGGTTCCGTATCCGGTCGCTGAGTTGCCATCAGACAGGTAGAGTAGCGCCTGCCCATCCCGGTCTCCGATAGCCGCCTGGACGATCACGACCCCCGGCCTGCCCCCGATGGTTTTCTCGAGCGCGGGAATCAAGCGCGGGTCGGCCTCGACAGCCAGGTAAAGTCTGGGGGCCGGGTGGCAGGCGTTCAGAATCCGCCGGCCATCATCTCCGTTGTGGGCGCCCAGTTCGATGATGGTGGGGTATTCAACTGCGCCTACAATCTCGCGCGCCCAATCGGTCTCACTGCGCTCAGTGGGCATCCCTATTCCATCCCCAGCCGAATAATCGCCTGCTGAAGTTTCCGCCAGGCTCTCCACAGCACCGGCCAAGCCGGAGACCACAGCCAGCAGGGAAACGACAGCCGAACGGTGAGCATGTTGGATCTGACCGCTGATCCGAGTATCTTCAGGCTCTCGCCCCAAGTCAGCCTGATAATCCCGCTTACGCTAGTACGTTCCATTGGCCTCCAGAATGGTTTCAGGGTGTCTCGGCGTCTGGCGGTAAGCGAAGATCCTCGGGGCATCCGTCAGGCGTATCCCGGTTGCCCAGGCGATCACGGAGAGGGCGGTCTGATCATGCCGGTGACCAAGCACCCGCGGATCTGCGCTGGCCTCCCCGTGCTTATTGGTCCACGGCCCGCAGAAGGCCCGCGTCTGAGCCAGCCGGAGGTACTGGTCTGCGCATTCCCGCCCGATTTCGTGCCGCATGTCGAGCGCGAAAGCCGTCGCCACTACGTGCGGGATCTGCCAGTTTTGCTCGCGGGTGATGCCCAGCTCTACATAGGCCGCATCGCAGGTCCACTCCGCATTCTGCCAGCCATTCCGGCAGATCCAGTAGCCATCCCGTTCGACCTGCGCCCAGAGTGGCCCCAGCGAAGCCACAGGCAGGATCGAGGCGTCAGCCCAGAGAATCAGTTCATAACCGCGCAGCCGGGCCTCAAGAATGGCGTGCGCCTTGAAGGCATAGGGCACAGAGCCGTGCCGGGGGCTTCCAGGGGGCATCTCATCACGCCAGCAGAGCAAGTCCACCCCGGCGGGGATAGTGCGCTGTAGGCGCTCCTGGCCTCGTACGTAGGGGCCTGTGGCGACGTTGAGGATTACCGGATTCATCGCGCCAGCACCATTCGCGCCAGCACCATGTTGGTTCCATTGACGTGGATGCTCTGATAACCTGACTGCTGCGCATAGTGAAGCAGCTCGCCCTCCCGGTTGTCATGCTCCACGCAGATGCACAGCGGGGCCAGGTTCCGCCAGTCCAGAGATAAGAACAGATCCACGCTGCTGCCCTCCGTGTCGATATTGATGAAGTTGAACGGCCCGCCGAATTGGTTGACGAGATCCGCGAAGGTCAGTACCGGAGTCCAGAAGGTGCCTTGATAGTCCGCCGTCTTTTTCCAGTTCTCGTAGACCTTCTCGGTGGCGGTGCTGACGGCATCGGCTGAAGCGTGAAACTTGATGCAACACCGCTCGAAACCAACCGCCGCCATGATAAGGGTGATGCGCGGATCATTGCCATATTCCTTGAGTAGCGACAGAAACGGCTCCGGGGAAGGTTCGATCATGACGCCGGACCAGTCACGCTCGTAGAGTGCGCGTGTATTGCTGAACGTTCTTGGGTTCCATGCTCCGATATCCAGGAAGCGCCCGGTGGGCATCCCGGCGCAGGCTTCCAGGATATAACGCTCTTCGAGATATTGCGAGTACATCAACCTCTCCCCGTGATACTGACCACCAGGCACAGCCCGCGATGCAAGACCGTGTGTTTATGGGCGTCAAACTCGCGCCCGTAGAACGTAGTCAAGTGCCGCTCATAGGCGTTGCCATATACCGGATCGGCTTGGGGCATGGGGCCATTCGGAACCGACACGATAATATGCTTGTTGCGCTCTACTAGCCCCGCTAAGAAACACCGTCCCTCTTCCGGCTCCAGATGCTCCAGGCTGTCAATCATCAGCACCAGATCCCAGCCCCGTACCGGGAATGTCCTGTAATCCCCGATGGACACGGCATTGTAAGTCTGCCAGCACGGGTTTCGGTACGCTTCCCAAATCTCCACCCCTATGATATTCGCCTGCCATTGCTCGGATCGGCATCGCCCCCATATCCCGTCGAGAATCTGCCGCGTCACTGCCCCGTAAAGTCCAAATCCGATACCCAGATCAACGATGCTCTTCGGCTGAAGTCGATGGATCTCATTCGCGATCGGCGGAACGTTTTCTATCGCACTACTGGGCATGGCGAGCCACGAAGTGACCGATGAATCCGGCCTCTGATTCTAGGGTTAGAAATCCCAGCCGCATTGGGGTCAACCCCATGGCATGAAGTACGTAGGAGAGCGCCGATTCATCATGCCGATGCCCCCTCACGCTGGGATCATTGGAAACGTGACCCTCGATCTTGTGACCCCAGGGCGTCATTGGCTGGCCTATCTTGTTCTGGTGCGCTCCCTGAAAAGCGCCTAGGCGGTAGAACGTCTTCCATCCGAGCCAAAGCGCTTGGCTGACCGGATGCTGCATGTCCATCCCGACTAAGCCGGAGTAGACCAGGGGGATCGTGGCAGCCATAGCTCGGTCAATCCCGAAGATATCAAGCGCGGCATCTGAGCACCAACCCCCGAGCATCGCATCGAGCTGCGGCGGTACATACCAACCCTTACGCGCGATAACTTCCCAGAGCGGCGCGATTGAAGCGATGGGCGCAAAGCAGGAATCCATCCAGAGGATATAGCGGAACCCGGCCCTTACCGCTTCCTCAAGGGCGAAGATTTTGAAGGCATACTGGCGCTCATTCTGCGGCGGGCAGCCATCGGGGTAATCAGTATAGTAGAGCCGCCAAACATCCGCGCACCAGAAATCACAGTGCTGCCGAGTTTCAACGAAATCTGCCGCGTACTTTTCCCCGATTCCAGCGCTCACAATAATGCGGGCATCCGATCCGCGCTGACTACCCGCTGGAGCGATGAATCGCGCTTCCATCACACTACCACCCAATAAATCGGGGAGTCTTGCAGGAATTGATCGACAGCTTCCCGGCATCCATCAAGCCCGTAGTCATCGGCGATACACCAGCCGCCTGGGGAGAGTTTCGGATACAGATGTTTGAGGCAGATCAATGTTGACTCGTACAGGTCCCCATCTAACCGTAGAATCGCAAGAGGTCCGATCTGCGCCGCCGGTACGGTATCCTGAAACCAGCCCTCGTGGTAGACTAGCAACCCAGCCGGGACACCCCAATTCCGCATGTACTCCTCAACCTGAGCGCGCGAACATGCGCTTACCCCGGAACTGATCGGCCCCCCGCCTTCACTTCCCACTAGGCGTCGGATCACGTTGTCCTTCGGCCCGGCCTTTGGGATACCCTGGAAGCTGTCAAAAAGGTGGATCTTGCGATTCGTTTCGCCAGTCTCGACAATCGCCAGCGCCATGGCCGCCACTTGGCTACCGGCGAATACGCCGCATTCGACGAAATCTCCGGGGATGCATTGCTCAATAACCATCTTCGCTATGGCGTAGCTCGCGCGAACGGTATTGGCGCTGCTAAGCGCACACTGGCTAATGATCTCAAGCGGCTGCATGGCTGGACAGATTCACTGTGCGTGGAACCTGGATGAAGATGTAATTAGGACCGATAATCATGCTGATAATGGTTCGTGGCCGGGGAATCCGGCGACCTTTCGCTGACGGAAGACCTTTCCTTCCGCCTGAAAGTTCTGATTTGCCCGCCGAAGATAAGTTGGCATCGGAAGGCCCACCCGGCCCCAGTGATGGTGGAAATGGGAAAGGTCCAGACGGTGCCAGAGCACGCCCAGACGCAGCGCTACTTCGAAGAGTTCCTCGTCTCCAAACATGTGGTAGTAGCATTCGGAGTATGGACCGCGCCCGCCGTACATCCGCTGGCAGAATTCCCGGCCCAGCCAGGGCGATCCGCAGATGTGCTCCGCGTAGACGTACGCGCCATGGCCCCAGCGGTCGCCGGTCGGTTGCATGACGCCGAATGTGCCGCTGAAATGCGCCGAGCACTCTACGGCGATTTCTTCCGCCGTCTTGTTGGGATCAGGGTCCATGTCATCGCCGGCGGCCACGATCCATTCGGGATTGGCCGCCCGGTCCAGAATCTCCCGGATGATGGCATTGACCGCCGCGTAGTAGCCGGGGTAGTCGCCCGTGAGTTGCACTTCAGCCCGTTGAACGGGCGGATCGCAGGTGTCCCGCCAGATCCCAATGCGATAGCCGCGCGAGCGCCACAGGTCGATGCACGCCTGGGCTTGTTCGACCGGCTTCTTACTCGGCAATGTGAGCCAGACCGTCATTGCGTTTGCGTACATCTCTGCGGTTTCGCATTCAGCCACGGACCGAATTTGATCGCCCACCGTTCCAAACGTGGCCACCAGGACTGCGGGCCAAAGGCGGCTGGGTTGGCGCGATATTCCTGCTCTTCGGCGGTCAATGTGAACTCTCCATTCAGTTGCGCCTTCAAGCGCGCTCGCCTTCGCCGCACCGTCTCCTTGTG